GTATCCGCTGGCCCCGCCGCGCCAGGGGCCGTTGACAGCGGTCGACGGGCCGGGGCGCCGCCTGTCCCCCGGGCCGACCCGCCGACGACGAAACCGCCGCCACCGGATCGCGTTACCGGTGACGGCGGGAAGAAATACTCCATTTCTCACACGGAAGGATACCACACATGACAACCATCGGAATAGGCATCGAGAGCGTCAAACGCCTCTGGACACCGGCCATCCGGCCCGGTGAGTCAGACCGGATGGCCGGCGGGCCCGTCGGAGACGTGGAGACCGTCGACGAGGGACAGGTGGCATGATGACGACTTTCGCCGTCACCTTCACGGCCGCCGACGCGGCCTGCCACATCTTCGCCGACCCGCACGGGTGGCTGGAGATCCACGCCCCCACCCAGGCCGAGGCCCACCAGATCGCCGCCAGATGGCTGGCGCTGTCCTACCACGACCTCATCCCCCTCGACCGGCTCGACCTCGCCCAGCACCCGGCCGGCTGCCTAGGCAGCGCCACACGCTCCAGCATCATCTGGCGCAACCAACGCCTTCGAGAGGCGGCGACGCGATGAACCGGACCCCGCCTCATGCACCAGGAGATGAGACAGTCACCCTCGACATCTCCGTCACGCCGTTCCGGCCCGGTGAGCGCCGCGGGACGATCCTGCGCCTGGGAGCCGACAGTTTCAAGCTCTCCCAGGAGCAAAGCGAACGACTGGCCGGTGACCTGCTGGACGCCGTGCGCCCCGACCTGCGGGTCGAACCGCACGGCCAGGACCCGTCCGGCCTCTGCGAGCGGGCCGGGTCGGGCGCGCTCGCCCCCGGCGGCGCCCTCACACCGGGCGAGGACCTGACCGATACGACCCTGACAGACAACCCCACAGGCACCGACACGGGCAGGCCGATCGGACTGGAACCGTCCGCCGTGTCGGCCCAGCGGCCGGAAGCCGAAGGAGGTCCGGCCATGGGCCGTGAGGAGACCGCGCAGGCCGCCCAGACGGCCTGCCGGCAGCGCACGAGCGATCACCGGTGCGGCGTCCAGCCGACAACCCGTGAGGGGATCGGGCAGTTGGCGACACGACCCGGCTCGCTGGCCATCCGCGGGGACATCCCCGGCGGCTGCGGCCCCTGCGGCCCGGCGATCTACACGAACAGAGAGCCGGCATGAAGACCCTCATGCACGCGAGGAGCAGGCTGCAGCTCCGCTTCCCGATCGACGATCCGCTGCAGCCAGTCGGCCGGCTGCTGGCCGAAGCCAAAGCCCGCACCGTGATGGACGCGCACAGGCGCGGACTGGCCCCCGACCCGCGGAGCATCACCGCCCGCGTCTGCCACGAGGCGCGGACGGTGGTGGCCACCGTCGCCTGCGCGGGCGACGACCCCAGCCTGCACGGCATCACCATCCACGAAGGAATCCCCGCATGAAGATCACCGAAAAGGGCGTCTATCCGGGCATCCCCGAGAGCGTCTACCACGCCGACCCCGTCGAGGCGAGCAGCATCTCCTCGACCGAGGCCAAACTGATCCTCGACTGCCCAGCGGTATTGAAATGGCGACGTGACCACCCCGCCAAGCCCAGACCGGCCTTCGACGTCGGATCGGCCGTGCACGCCAAAGTGCTCGGGACCGGCCCCGACGTGGCGGTCATCGACCGCGCCTCCTCCAGGGCCCGGCGGGCCGAGAAGCTCATCGCCACGGCCCGCCGGGCCGGCAAGATCCCGGTCGCCCCGGCGGTCTACGACCAGATCCGAGCCTGCGCGGAGGCGGTCCTGTCCTGCCCGCAGACCGCCGGCGTCTTCGCCCACGGCACACCCGAGCAGTCGATCTTCTGCCAGGACCCGGTCACGGGCGTGTGGATGCGCGGCCGGATCGACTGGACGACAACGACGGACCGGGGACGCACCGTGCTCGTCGATCTGAAAACGGCCCCGTCGGCTCGGCCCGAGGCGTTCGCCAGGCACGCGGCCCGACTCGACTACGCGGTCCAACGCGAGTGGTACCGGATGATCTGGGCCGAGGCCACCGGCGAGACGAACGTCGACTTCCTGCACGTAGTCGTCTCCACGAGCGAGCCCGTCCTCGTCTCGGTCATCGAGATGGACGAGGACTACGCCGCCATCGGACGCTCCAAGACCCGTCGCGCCCTGGACAGGTACGCCCACTGCCTGGAAACGGGCCAGTGGCCCGGCTACGCGCCGACCGTCCACCGGATCGGCCCGCCCGCCCACTACGCCGCGCAGGAGATGGCTCATGCGCCAAACCCGCGAATCCGACGCCCCGCCGGCGGGAATCCGCTCGCCGTGACCACCCCGCCAAGCCCAGACCGGCCTTCGACGTCGGATCGGCCGTGCACAGAGTGCTCGGGGCCGGCCCCGACGTCGTAGAGGCTCGGACTCACGGACCGGTCCTCGGCCCGCGGCGTCTTCGCTGACGAGACGCCGATGCAGCGGCTGGCTCAAGACGGCTACACGAGAGACGACAGGATGAAACCTTACTATCAGGAAGATGCGGTCACCATATATCAAGGGGACTGCATCGAGATCATGCGTGAACTCCCCGCCGACTCCATCGATGCCGTGGTGACTGACCCGCCCTACGGGATCAGATTCACGGGCGAAGCGTGGGACGGCGCAGACATCGCGAAACGTCAGGAGTGGGGGAAAGAAACCTCCCCCGTGCCCGATGGCGTCGGCGGGCCGAACGGCGGCTACCGATCCCTGGCTGCCGAAGCGGGCCGCTACGACCGGTCCCTGAAAGCCTCTGTCGCATTCGTGGACTGGTGCCGACAGTGGGCGACCGAATGCTGCCGGCTCCTCAAACCGGGCGGGCATTTGCTCGCTTTCGGGTCACCCCGCCGCTACCACCAGCTGGGTATGGGGATCGAGCTCGCGGGCTTGGAGGTGCGGGACTCCATCGCCTGGCTTTTCGGGCAGGGCTTCCCTAAAAACCTCGACGTCGCGAAGGCGATTGACAAGAAGCTCGACGGCGAGCGCAAAAAGGACGCGATGGCGGACGCCACGCCCGAACCCCGGGCGTGGGCGGGGTGGGGGACCGCGCTCAAACCCGCGTTCGAGCCGTGCATCGTCGCCCGCAAGCCTCTCGCGGGCACGGTCGCCGACAACGTCCTGGCCTACGGGACCGGGGCGCTGAACATCGACGCCACACGAGTCCACGTGGAGGGCTCCGATGGCAGGTGGACCCCGAACGTCGCCCTCGACGAGGGCTGCGCGACCGAGCTCGACCGTCAGGCGGGCACGCCAACAGACTCGCCCCAGTCAGGCATTGCGCGGCATGGCGCGACCACCGGGAGGCTCGGCCGCGGGTCAACGTCAACGGTGAACGAGGTCGAAAGCGGGCCCTCCCGGCTTTTCCCGGTGTTCCGGTACGAGGCGAAAGCCTGCGCAGTCGAGCGCCCGAAAGTCGGCGGCGTCCAGCATCCGACCGTCAAACCCCTCAAGCTCATGCGCTGGCTGACCCGCCTAGTCGCCCCGCACGGGGCAACCATCCTCGAGCCCTTCGCCGGCTCGGGCACCACCGTCGAGGCATGCATCGCCGAGGGCATGCGCTGCATCGCCATCGAACGCGAAACCGGCTATCTGCCCCTGATCATGAACCGCATTTCGAAACCGATCGATATCCCACTGTCTCTAGGAGATACGGCGTGAAGCTCTATATTTCCGGACCCATCACTGGGCTACCGGATTGTAATCGCGAGGCGCTCATGGACGCCGAGAAGCGGCCGCGCGACATCGGATACGAGGTGATCACCCCGGTCCGGACCACATTCGGGCCTGATGCCGCACGGCACGACTACATGCGATCAGCGATGCGGCAGATCGCCGACGGCCTAGCTCAGCTGGAGGGATGGAACCACTCCCCCGGGGCGCATATCGAGGCTGGCTGGGCACTCACCGTCAAAATTCCGTCCCACGACGTCGATACGGGGATCGAGAAGAGAAGGTTCGAATGGCTACATACTCTATGGGTTCGTTGTTCACGGGCTACGGCGGATTGGATATGGGCGTGGCAGACGCGCTCGGGCCAGCCAGACTCGCGTGGGTCTGCGACGTCGGACCGGGGCCGTGCAGGCTCCTCGCCGCCCGCCACCCGGGCGTCCCGAACCTCGGCGACATCACGGAAATCGACTGGGGCGGCGTCGAGCCCGTGGACGTCCTGGTGGGCGGCTCGCCCTGCCAGGACCTCTCGCTCGCCGGCGGCCGGGCCGGGATGAGGCCCGGCACCCAGTCCGGGCTATGGGAATCGATGATGCGCGGAATCGTAGACCTTCGTCCGCATTTAGTCGTATGGGAGAACGTCATTGGAGCCCTATCAGCGTCAGCCTCTAGCCTCCTGGAATCCCGGGAGAGACATTTGGGAATCCATGGCGATGGACCTGTTATCCGGGGAGCCGGCCGTGTGGTCGGAGACCTTTCCACCCACGGGTATGACGCGTGGTGGACGGTTGTACGCGCTTGCGACGTCGCCGCCCCACACCGCAGAGCCAGACTCTTCCTCGTCGCCGCCGACTCCCACCGCGACCCCTGGCACGAACGGTGGGCCGCACAGCCCGCACAAGCAACGCTCAGGCAATCACCCGCCGAGCCGAGCAGGCGTGATCGAGAAAGGCTGAAACTCCTGCCGACACCTACCGCCTCACAGATGGACGGACGCAAGTCCTCGGGGTTTTCCGGCAGCGATTCCTTCTACGACATCGTCGAGCGCGGTCATGGCGGGTTCGCCCCGTACGCTCCAGCTATCCGGCAGTGGGAGACGGTGACCAGAAAGGCTCCCAGCCCGCTGGACGACGGCAAACTGTCCACCCGGTTCGTCGAGTGGATGATGGGCCTGAAACCAGGCTGGGTGACGGCGCCAAGAATCGGGCTGTCGCGCTCGGAACAGCTGCGGGCACTCGGAAACGGGGTCGTCCCCCAGCAGGCGGCGTACGCGATCCACGCACTGGCGACGATCGCCCGCGAGAACACGGAGGCGGTCGCGTGAGCCTCCCGTTGCAAGACTGGCGGCGCGGCACAGAGCCGGCGCCCCGACAGCACTGCGCCGACCGACCTGCGCATACTCAGCCGGCCCGGCCGGACCCTCGTCAATGCCCGGCGAGAAAAGACCAACGCGTCCAGTCTACTGAGCCGGCAGGGTGTGCGGACGGCCACCGCGAACTGGCCGCTGGAGGCGACAGGACCGAGCAGACCCGCCGACGCCTGGCCAACAGGAACCCAGCCTGCCGGCGCCCGCCAGGCCGACCTTGCCACGCCGACGTCTCTCTAGAGATCGCCAACAGCCTGTCCGAGCGGCTGATCAAGGCCGAGATCGAGCGAGGCAACGACGCCCACACCGGCCTGACCGTCCATAGACGCCACGGCAAGGCGGCACCCAGCGAGCAACCGGTCACCATGACCCTGGGAAACCTCGCCGTTCTCTTTACCGGAAACAATGCAAACCTTTAACGAAAGGAAAACAGATGGTTGAGTATGTCGACAAGCGGTCCGGAGAGGTGATGGAGCAGAAAGGCGTCGAATTCGCCACCATCCTGCTCAACCTCTCCAACGGAGACTCCCACCGGGAACTGACCGAGAACCTGCGCGAACTCGTCCAGGCCGTCCAGGACACCGGCAAACCCGGAACTTTGACCTACACGATCAAAATCAAACCCAACGATCTGAACGCGAACGCCGTTGCGGTCATGGACGAGATCAAACTCAAAAAACCCGAGTATGATCGCGAAAAATCATTGTTCTTCACAGACAACCATGGCAATCTCACAAAAAATCCCCCCAGTCAGCCTTCGCTTTTCGAGCAAATAATAAAAGAAACAGACGAATAAACGACATTTTTCGCATGAAAAATGAAGTTTTGATCGAATCGATGTGTCTAACAGCACGGACCTGCGTCCTCCCATGGATCGACCCCACGAGGCCAAGGACGTCGTGCTCCGCGTTTTCGTCAAGGCTCTCGCGAAGCGCGTCGGCAACCGCCCCCAAAATCCCACCGTCTACTGCTAGGTGAAAAACCGACCACGGGACCCAACCATCAGAGCTCTCGGGGAGCGGAAGATCTTCCGC